TTGCTATACAACCAAGGGTGTTTTAGATCAGAACAGCTGTTTATCTTCTACTGGTGTCACGACAATTAATGTTAGAACTAGTGATACTACTTTTGATGACACTATTAATCCGCAAACTGTTGGTGGTAAAAGTGGAGTGACTGTGAATAAGACACTTACGGGGTAACAATATAAAAGTTTTAATTCTTTTTTATTATAAATAATAAGACTTACCAAGTGAACATTTAACTCCAATAATATGATGTCAGGACACAGTGATGAGCAGGAAATAAGAAAGATTATAGAGCAGACAGTAACAGCTCTTAAAAGGAACGAAAAGGGCGAAAGCATACAAATTAGAAAACCACAAACTCCACAGGGTTGGATTTTTGTATTAGGGGGTCTAACTTCTGCTGTAACATTCTTCGTTTCTTCAATACTTTATTTAAGTGACATTGCTGATCATGCAAAAACGGGTGATCATAAGGAAACTTTAAACTTGATAAAAGTTGTAAACGACAAAATAGATGCTCATGAAGGAGATAGTAATCTCCACTTCACTGATAATGATCTTAAAATAAAAATGATAGAACATACTGCACCACTTAGGATGGATATTAACGAGCTGAAACAAGATAGTAAAGTTATGCAGAAATCTCTAGACTTCTTGGTTAGGGAAGCAAAGGAGAGGTCCGAATAGATGTGGGAAAAAATAGAAAAATTAACTCAGATGCAGGCTATTGCCCTCACTTTTCCAATTTGCATCATGAGTTTGTTGGTTTTGGCTAAGTGCTGGAAACCCGCTATCACTATTATTAAGAAGCCCGCAATTGCTCTTAAGAGTTCGATGGGTTGGGTTATACTCGGTCTTTTCACATTAGTGTTTTGTGTTTTCGTTCATTCCCTTTTTTCCATAATCCCTCTTTCTGCTTTATACTTGGATTTGGGGATTGCTTTATGGTTTTATAGATATAGTGTTTACCCCAATATAGCTTTAGAAATAGCAGAGTGTTTTGCAATTCTTTGTCTGGTTAAAGCATTCTTAACTTCAGATAAAGTTAAAGAAAGTGCATTTGGTCATAAAGATATAAACTACATTTTTGCTGGTTCTTTTATTTTGGGTCAAATTTTCACATTAGTATTACAGGGTTTAAAATAGTATGAGTTTACAAGATTCTAAATTAAGTGTAAATACTTCAGATAATATAACATCTAGAGTATCGAGTAACATCAAAATTCGTTCCTCTGTTGATCATAAGTTCCAATTACCTTCTTATGATCCACCAGTAATTAATATAGATCCTTTATATTCTTTCTTGGAGGTTGGTTCTTCAACTCAGAATGAAATAACGGTTGGATACTCCAAAAACGATGCTGGTGCACCATTGTCTATTGCACTACTAAAAGATGATACTCTCTTTCAAACTTTTTATGAGTTTGGCACTGATCCAATCGAAGATATACCTAGTCAATTTGGTTTTGATAGCCCCAATAATCCCAATTTTAAATATGAGGTTTCCTTTAACGATTCAACAGAGGTCACTCTAGGGGAAACAAAATACACTTCAACTGTTGAGCATCTTCGTGGAGATCCCAAATCAAACAGTAGTCATGGATTGGATGCTAGGAGTTTTGATAGAAAAAATCCCAATGCACCTCAAGATGCAAGTTCTGACTTTGCATCTGATGATGTATTTGTAGCTGGTGTGTATCCATACTACTATGGAACTGCCAGTATCCCCGTTACTGGTCAGTCGATTCAAAGTTTGATAAGCAATAGTGATCCATCTTTGAATTTGGTTTTAGGTGACAACTCAGCTGATGTCACTTTGAGTTACGAATCCAATGCGGAATACTTGTGGTTTGCACATGCTAATGTATATGATCAGAAGAAAAAATGGGTAACAAACTCAAGTGAGGGTGATATAGAGGATGGTGGTTTTATAGAGAAGAGTGGAGAGCATTCATTTTCAAATTCAAATTGGAGTAATGTCGATTACACGATATACCAAACTACTCAACCTGAAAATTCAAATGAAATCACTTACCAGGTTTAAGTTTGATTTCTTCCAGCTCTTCTTCTTCCATATGGAATCTACCAGAACCAGCCTTAAAGAAGATTTTGTTGTTTTCTTTTCTGTAAATTTCGATTTTTTCAACTATACCCAAACCGAACTTTGACATTAAGTTTGAAAATTTAGTGTTAATATAAATAGTTTTGTTCTTCATAACTATTCTTATTTATTCTTTTAAACTTTACACATATAAATACATTTATGGCAAGACCAACATCAAGAGAAGAGTTAGCTGAGTATTGTTTGCGATCACTTGGCGCTCCTGTTATCGAAATCAATTTGGATGAAGACCAAGTTGAAGATAGAATTGATGAAGCTATTCAGTTTTATCAAGAATATCATAGTGACTCAGTAGTTAGAACTTTTCTTAAGTATAAAGTAACTCAAGCAGATATAGACAATAAGGTTATACAACTACCCGACTCTGTTATCAGCATAACTAGAGTTTTGAACATAACTGATGGTGCTAGTGCAGATATGTTTAATGCAAAATATCAGTTTCATTTGAACGATGTATACGACTTCCAAACTAAGGGAGGTTCAACAGAGATGCTGAGTTATGCAATGACTAAAGAGCATATTGGTATGATAGAGCATCTTCTCACTGGTAACTCACAGCAAATAACATATTCAAGGCATAAAAATACACTCGAAATATTGACTGATTGGAGTGAGTATATAAAAGAAGATGAGTATATAATCATCGAATGCTACCAAACTATAGACCCCAATCAATACACAGAAGTGTATAATGACATGGCTCTTAAGAGATATTTAACATCTCTTCTTAAGAAGAACTGGGGTGCAAATCTAATCAAGTTCGAAGGAATGCAATTGCCTGGTGGGGTCACCATTAATGGAAGACCAATTTACGATGATGCTGTAGCAGAACTTGAAAAAATGGAAGAAGAATGGGATAACAAATATCAATTGCCTGTTGACTTTTATGTAGGATAACTCGTATGGCACTAAACAAATATTTTAGTAATACCAAGAAATATGGTACTAACTCTGAGCGTGATCTTTATGATGATTTAATCATAGAGTCTATGCAAATTCATGGTGTAGATGTTCATTACATACCAAGGAAGATAGTCAAGCAAGATTTCATTTTAAATGAAGATCTCGTTTCTAAGTTTGATGATGCATTTGTCATCGAAATGTATGTTGACAGCACAGAATCCTTTGAGGGTGATGGTGAGTTGATGCAGAGATTTGGCTTGGAAATAAGAGATCAGGTTACACTTACAGTTAGTAATAGGAGGTGGAATCAGCTTATAGGCAGACATGGTTATGATGAGAATTCGACTAGACCTCAAGAGGGAGATCTTATTCACCTTCCTATGAGCAACGGCTTGTTTGAAATAAAATTCGTTGATGATAAGAAACCATTCTTCCAGCTTGGTCAACAACCAACCTTCAAACTCGTATGTGAATTGTTTGAGTATGAGAGTCAAGAGATCGATACAGGAATCGAAAGTGTTGATGATTTCCAATCCAACAACTCAGCAGGATTTGGTTTTGAGGTAGATAGTGAAGTTGGTAGTTTTGAAATTGGAGAGACTATATCATTTACTCTTCCTAGTGGTATTACTGGAAGTGTTGAGTTCCTTGATTATAAGTTTGAGGAAGATATGAAGTCAGTGAATGTTGGCACTTTAACTTTCGATGATGGTAAGTATCATAACTTAATCGAAGGGACTACATTAACGGGTGGAATTAGTGGATCTACTGCAAGTATAAGTAAATTATACGATCTTGAAGATGGAGATCAGTTTGTGTTCGAAAACGATGAGGGTGCTCAGAATAGTGAATTTGCTACTGATGTGGATGACTTTATTGACTTCAGTGAAAAGAACCCGTTTGGTGAACCATTTAATTATTAAAAATCATGTTAGGAAACGATTATTTTTATAACGAAAACATCAAGAGGACTGTTGCTGTTTTTGGATCTCTTTTTAATGATATCTACATAGCTAAAAGGGGTGCCAATGGTATACAAGATATACAAAGAGTTCCTCTTGCTTATGCACCAAAAGAAAGATACTTGGCTAGAATCAATCAATCTGAACAAGGTGACATTTCTATAAAGTTGCCCAGAATGAGCTTTGAGATAACTAGTATCGAATACGACACTGAATCCAAGTTAAACAAGTTAAATAAAACCATCCAAAGTAAAGATGGAGATAAGTTTAGAGTTTGGCAGACTGCACCTTACAAATTGGGGATGTCACTGCACATCATGAGCAGAGGTCAAGATGAAGCTTTACAGGTAGTTGAACAGATCTTACCATTTTTCAATTCTGCTTATGCTGTTACTGTTAAGGGAATGGAGGGCCCAGATAGTAGGACTGATATTCCAATAACATTGAGTAGTGTCAATTTCGAAGACGACTATCAAGGTGATTTTGAGAGCAGCAGAAGAGTTGTGATTTACACTTTGGAGTTTAGTATATCTGTTAAGTTCGGGTTACCAATGACTAGTGCAAAGTTAGTTAAAAACGTTACTACCAACTTCACTGATGATGATGGAGGTCTTCTAACTAGTGTCAACGTTAGAACGAAATATAGTGATGCAACTCAAGAAGATCACGAGGTTATTTGTGAGTTGGACTATGATTTTGATGTCGATGACTGGCCTGTAACACCGCTTGATGACTCTCCACAACTTGATGACTCTCCGCCAGTTAACTGATGAGTGTGTTTCTAATATCAATGAAATGTATTCAGATGACTTCACATATTTAGAGTATGAAAAAATAACTTAATTATCATGGCATTTGATCCTGAAAAAAAATCTAATATCCTAAAGAGCTTAGAGAGTAACTTACCGAAAGAAAGTAAGCAAGAAATCTCCAAAGTCGAGGAGTTAAAATTACCAACATCACAATCAGTTGTGGATGATGGTGAAGATGATTACAATTTTGCTAGAGATAATATTAAAAAGCTTATCGGAACTAGTGATGAAGCTATTGGTTTGATGCATGAACTCGCATCTGCGGCAGAACACCCCAGAGCATTTGAGGTTCTAACTACTATGATAAAAAATGCTTCTGACATGAATAATCAGTTATTGGATTTAACTCAGAAAAGAAAGAAACTTCTTAAGGATGATGAGGAAAAATCTAATAAGTCTAATACGACAAATAACGTGATCTTTAGTGGAACTACAACTGACCTACAAAAGTTGTTGTCAAAAAAAGAAGATGATGTCATTGATGTAGAATAATAATGAGTGAAAATAATGGTTACAATGGTAACTCTTTAGTTAAGGATGATTCTGTTCAGCAGAATTTCACAGCTGAAGAGGTTAGGGAATATGCTATGTGCATGAATAACATATCATATTTCTGTGAAAATTACGTTAAAGTCATATCACTTGATGATGGTTTAGCCCCATTTAAATTAAGAGGTTATCAAGAAGATCTTGTTGATCACTATGAGAAGAATCGTTTCTCTGTTGTAAAAGCCTGTAGACAAAGTGGCAAGAGCATAACATCAGTAGCATATCTTTTGCATTACTTGGTTTTTAATCCAGACAAGAAAGTTGCTATACTGGCAAACAAGGGGTCGACTGCTAGAGAGATGTTAGCTAGACTCACACTCATGCTTGAACATCTTCCCTTTTTCCTTCAACCTGGATGTAAAACACTCAATAAGGGTAATATTGTTTTTAGTAACAATAGTGAGGTTATTGCCGCTGCGACTAGTTCAAGTAGTATTCGAGGCTTGGCAATTCACGTTCTGATGCTTGATGAGTTTGCTTTCGTTAATGATGCTGATGAGTTTTACACAAGTACATATCCAGTAATTTCTTCTGGTAAAGATACTAAAGTTATTATAACGAGCACTCCAAATGGAATTGGAAATATGTTTTATAAGATATGGGAAGGATCTCAGCAAAATGCTAATGAATTCAAACCATTTTCAATTGGGTGGAGAGATGTTCCAGGTAGAGATGATGAGTGGAGAAAACAAACAATATCAAACACAAGTGAGGCACAATTCAAACAGGAATTTGAGTGTGACTTTTTAGGCTCAAGTCAGACTCTAATCGATGCTAATATTCTTCTAGGTTTAACTAGTGGGAATCCTATTAAACAGCAATATGATATTAAGTTCTATAAAGAGCCGTTGGTTGGTCATGAATATGTATTATGTGCAGATGTTTCTAAGGGTAGAGGTCAAGATTACAGCACGTTTAGTGTGATTGATGTTAGTTCATCACCATTTCAACAGGTAGCAACTTATAGAGAGAATACAGTATCACCATTATTGTTTCCAGATTTCATTATTAGGGCTGCTAAGACATACAACAATGCTTTAGTTGTAATAGAGAACAATGATGTTGGGCAGGTTGTGTGTAATAGTGTTTACTATGATCACGAATATGACAATACCTTCACAACAAGTTCAGTGAAGAGTAATGGAATTGGAGTCACAATGTCTACCAAGGTCAAGAGAATAGGCTGTTCTAACCTTAAAGATTTGCTTGAGGATAATCAGATTTTAATTGTTGATCCAGATACTATTTTAGAACTCAGTTCATTTGCACCAAAGGGTAAAAGTTACGCAGCTACTCAAGGTAACCACGATGATAGTGTTATGAATTTTGTTCTTTTCTCTTGGTTTGTGAGTACTGATGTTTTCCAAAGTATGTCTAATACTGAACTAAGAGAGCTTCTTTATAAGGAGAAGCTTATGCAAATGGAAGAAGATCTTCCACCATTTGGCTTTATGGATAATGGATTAGGTGGTAACTCAAATTACCATGACAAGTTGGTAGAGGATGCAAAATCCTGGTCTAATTTGGGGTCTTAGTGATTAATGAAAATCTAGTTTTTATAAATAAACGCATTGAGATTACACCTTATTATGCTTAACTTATTATCAAAATATAAACAAACCGAAAGGAAAATAAACAAATGGGATTTTTAGTATCACCTGGCGTCGAGGTCAATGAAATTGACCTGACAAACGTCATTGCAGCTCTCTCTACTAGCGTAGGGGCGTATGCTGGATATTTTAATTGGGGACCTGCTGGCGAAGTAGTCACAGTATCCTCTGAGAAAGAACTAGCACAAGTATTTGGAGCACCTGAAAAGGCAGACTCCGCTGAAGTATCATTCTTCACTGCAGCTAGTTTCTTGAAGTATGGAAACAATCTTAAAGTTTCTCGGGCTATTCCGACTGATGCGTATAACGCAACATCTGGAGATGGATCACCCGAAGCAAACTTCACAATTTCAAACCGAGACGAGCTGGAGCTTAATGCTGGAGGTCTTCAAACTGATGGAGCTGATGTTATCGCTCGTTATGTTGGAGAACTTGGTAATAGCATCAAAGCTTATATCGTAGACAGCACAGTTTACAGCGAGTCACCCGCATTGCCCGCAAACGTATTAGGAGCATTACCATATGCACCTGACGATACTGTTTTTGGAGCAACTGCATCTGGTGCTGGCATCAACGATGAGGTTCACGTAGTAGTAGTAGATGCTTCTGGAAAAATCACAGGAACTAAAGGAGCAATCCTAGAAGTTCATGCTGGTTTATCTACAGCTCAAAATGCTAAGAGTGAATATGGTGATAGTAACTACTTTGTTACTGTTATCAATAACAACTCTTCATACATCTGGCTTTCACCTGAAGCAACTCCAACTATTCTCGATGAGGATAGCACGACTCTTTCTAACGGATTCACAAGTGACGGATTTACCCTCACTGGTGGTGCTGTAGGAACAATGACAAGTGCTGGTCCTGTTGAGACCGCTTTGACTTTCTTCGATGATGCAATCAAGATTGACATTAACCTCATTTTTGCTCAAAACTTTTCTGATGGATCAGTTTACGTTGGTTCAGAAACACAAACAATTGACAGCAAGCTGGTAGAGATCGCAAATGGTCGTAAAGATGCTATTGCATTCATCTCTTCTCCACTTGATATCGTTAATAAGACAAACGAGGGTGACAAGAAGACGGCAGTTCTCGAAAAGTTCAGCTCTATTGCTTCAAGTAGTTACATATTCTTTGATAGT